TGAATAGTAAGCAAATGTTTATTGCTTATACTATATATACAACAAAAAGTAACTAAAAGGCATACCCTCTATCAAAACTTTTTTTGTGGAGTCTCAACTGATGAAATGTATCAGCTCTCTTGACTACTAATTAAAGGCGTTTTGTGTGGTTTGCTTTTCGTTGTGTTACTTCTTATACTATATATACAACAAAAACATAATAAAAGGCATACCCTCATTATAAAGTTTTTTTCTAGGCTCTCACGTCGATTTTAAGCGCCTTTGTTTTTGCTCCGGTGTGATTATACCATATTAATACTGCATTACTGCACCACCCCCACCAAATAAAAAAGCGCCCCATGTTGGGCGCCCCTGTGTTTACATCTGTCTACTGATTTTTACTGTGATGTTGTTTATCTCGTGTTTTACACTGTTTTCCAAGTTGTACAGCGCGTCGGCTGTCTTTTCTGATAGCTCTTGTTTATCAGTGTATATCTTGGCTAGGTTCTTTTTGATATTCCTTTTGACTTTGGTGTTGTTTTTATTCTTCCACTCTCCACAGTCTATAAAGTGCTTCACGTGCTCAAACTGTGTCTTTGTTAATACTGTTGTTAAGTTCTCTATAAAGTCCACCATTTCCAACTCGTGCTTACTTGCTTTACATTCCATTACTTGCATGAGGTTTGCCCCTGCGCCCTCTCCATCTTCTGCAATGATATCCATTAGGACGGCATTGTTAATGCTCGCGTATGATTTGTTTAACCATCTTACAAAGTAAGTCTTGCATGGTCTTATTAAGTAGCTGAAGCACTCCAAGTATGTCATTTGCTCTATGCTGTCTATCTGCTCCGCTACTTCTCCACGCTTTACAGTGATTTTGCCCGCGCTTATTCTTTCTTTAAGGTGTTGCAACTGCTCCCACTTCACAAGCTCAAACTGTTGCTTACAATCTGCAAAGTTATTTCCCTTTGTTATCGTCTCGCGCCAAGCCTGCACTGCTGGCTCACGTCTCATTAAGTAATTAAGCGTTACTTTCTCATATACTTGCAATTCCACTGGTCTGCTGTCCTGCTCGTACGTTCTTTTCTCTCTTGCTACTACTTCACTTTTAATTAATGCCATTTACTGCCCCTTTTAGGTCTTAAGCGCCCCCGCTATTATTTAAGATAGCCCCATCCTGATGGGTCAATTCTTTTCGTTATTCCTGCTACTTTCTCGCCTCCCCCGCTCCCCCATAAGTATCAGCGTTAGTATGCCCCGTTTACTACTACACTAATAATTAATAATACCGCTACTATTACTATAATCTTAATTACTGCTAATATATCTTTAATCATAGCTATCGCACCCCCTTTGTAAAGTATTACCATAAAGTTATATAATGGTGATATATACATACTACTACACTTTATCGAATATTACAAGGGTTTTTTGCAATAAAGGTATGTTTTTTTCAATGTTATTGTATGAGCGTTGAGCGGGGGCACTGTGTCACTGTGTAAATGTATGGGTGGATTGTAGGATATCGGCGTCGCTGTGTCTATAGAACGGCACCACAGGGACGCGGTCGAAAAGTTACGCTGTATTATATAACACTGTCTCACTGTGTAGCTGTGCCACTGTGCATATGCACACAAGGGTATAAATATACAGGTATTTCCAGGGATATATTGGGAGCTAATGGAACGCGTGGAGGTGTTGCTGGGGGGCTGTGTCTCCGCGTGGGGGTAGGGGAGGTGCAAACACGGACGTCTTCTTTCTATGTTAATAACAATTTTTAAAGTCCATGGTAAATTATGGAAGCTAATATCAGGTAAATTTGCTGAGTTGTCTCATTTTACTGCTATTTTGTCTTAAATGTCGATATTTTGTCTCATTTGTCTCATTTGTCTTGTAGTTTGTCTTGCTCTCGAAGTACCGTCAGCTACTATATATATAACTTTTTTATAAAAATATATATAATAAGACAAACAAGACACTGATAAATGGGTCACATGGGAGAAAAGTTTTTACTTTGAAAACGTTAAATTATTTAAATTATTTATATATGGGGTATGTATAAAAACGTGTCTCATTTGTCTTTTTGTCTCATTGGCTCTATCAGGGCGTTTGCGGGCTTTACCAACAAGACAAGCAAGACAAACAAGACAAGAATTCGCCTAATATATTACATATACTTACAATAACTGCCAAACAGCGAGACAGAATAGCATTTTCACAGCAAGACAGAAAAACATCCCCACAACTAAAAAAGCTCCCAATTTCTCGGGAACTCTTCGTTAAACTAGCACGTAATACTGTGTGACTTTGTAATATCTCCATTGAATTTCAGTTTTCCGTCATCCGTATACTTCTCTTGGCGTTGTAATTTAGCTATTCTGTCAATTTCGCTTTCTCCATAATATACAGGTTGTGCGGGTAAAATACCTATATGTTCTATAGGGCTAATCTCAACGATATTTCTTCGAGTGCCTATAATCTCATATAATTCGTCCATAGCTGTCTCAAAATCGCGGTCGCTATCTGTATTCTCAAATGTATCCCTGATAATCTTAGCCATTTTTAAGTAGTTGCGGGTGTAACGGGGTTGTGGTTCGGGTCCTTGCATGAATTGCCTCCTCTCGCTACATTAGATGTAAGGATGTGAGCTTAACTGCACATAAACATAATACACCAATATAGCTGGTTAAATTAAAGAATAACTGGCTCATTATTACCACCTCCTCTCAATTACTGTATAATACTATATACTTACTAACGGCTATAATAGCAACCATTAGAAATATCCCAAGTAGTCCTAAAAAGTCTTCTTTGTTCATATTTATTCCACCTCCAGTGAATCGAAGCAATCTAATATACATACTAGTCTCTCAAACTCAACATCGTCTCCAGCCTTACTAGCAGCGGATAGTTCCATAAGTGTCTCTATGTGTAAATCTTCGCTATAGTTATTCTTGGCTAGAACTCGTTGGTAGTTTGTCTCCATAATAGTAGTAAGTTCGGCTATTTCCTCATCTGTGTATCCGTTCATAAACTGGTTAATGTTTGACATATAATGTCCTCCTCTAAGTTATAATTGTGATATTTTAATAGTTGCGACTATCATAAGGGCTAAAAAGCCTATTATAGGTAGAAATGGTGTAACAACATCTAATATATTACCTAATGTTTTCATAATAATATCCTCCTAATCGTTTATGCTCCAAGCGGAATGTCCTACTTGTGCCATTAAGTACTCTGAAAGTTCGTAGTCATTATTTTCATCGAATGTCTTAGCTATATCAAACACTTTCTTTTTAAATTCCTCATGGTCTTTATCTCCATACGCACGTACTAGGCTAAGAATTTGCCTCTTTTCTAATGTTATCTTTGCCATAATAATACCCTCCTAATAGTAGGAAAAGGAGCTTAAAACTCCAATTCCTCTGCATTTGTTTCTACTATCTGTATAAAGTCTTCATATAGATTAGTTTCAGCCATTTTAGATATGTCTAAAGTCAAACATCTTGCTTGGTTCTTAGCAGTAACGCCGTCAGACGTTCTAACATCGAAATAGCTACGACTCTCCCCTTTATAAAAGGTTGATTTAGATATATCTCTCTGTAAAGTGTCTGCATTTACTGAATTTCCTTTGTCTACACGGTATTTTCTCCATGTATTGTGAAGTCCAGACTTCTTTATACTTATTATACCATCTTTTAGTACAATATCCTCTTTATAATTGAAATTAGAGTGACCATCTATCATCATAGCAGTCAAATCTTCAAAGAATTGAACTAAATGATGACTAGTTTGTACCGTTGTCTCTTCTGATTGTACATTATCTTTAAGATAAACTAGGAATTTCTTATAATCTTTGTTTGTAATGTGTTGTTTGAATACCATATTGAATGAAGCTAAGAATACTCCTGCAACCTCTGCAGTCCTATTGTTGAAGCCCATTTCTTCTAGTTGTTCCATAGCAGTATCGAAGTGTTCAACCCATACTGGAGCATATTCGTTTACTTGTGTCATATAGTTAAGTATATTCATGTGCAATCTATCAAATATATCTTCCATTTCGCCATATAATGAGTTATCACGTACATTTGCGTCCATAGTTAAGAACATACATCTTGATTTAAGTGCTGAGTCTGTAGGAGAGTTCTCTCCTGATAGTAAAACCGTTGCATTTACTGGTCTTACGTTGAGTTTCATACCTCCACCGAAGCTCGCTTTAGTTACTGATTGGCGGTTGAATACAGATAAGAATGTGTTGGCTTTCTTCTTAGCAGTTGGGTCTTTAAGGTTATGGTCTTTATAATCATCATACCACAGTGGCATAGTGTTTAAGTAAGTAAGTGCTCTCTCCATTGCGGCTTGTGTTGTACTCTCAAAACCAGTACCACAGTTACCACCGAACCCCATAGCCTTTAGTAGAAGTCTACAAAATACAGTCTTTCCACTATTTCTCTGTCCTATAACGAATAGGAAAGGAAATTGTCTCTTTAGGTCAAATGCTACATCAGAGAATACTGCTGCTATTATCCAAGCAAGCCCCATATAAGCATTATAGCTACCTACATTGTCTCTAAACTTAGGTAAAAAGTCTTTCATTTCTTCATCAGTTAATGGTGTCTTAGATAAATCGAATTTAGGCATATAGTCCGTTGCGCCCTCTCCATCAGCTAGTTGCTGAGGTTTGTAAGTCAAGTCATCCAGTGTAACGGTACCATCTGCAGACATTGGTTGCACCATTCCTTTAGTATCAATCCCACAGTTACCAAATAACCAGTGGTTCTTGTCTTTATTAATTCTTCCAATAGATAGTGGGTTTCTAACTATTCTATCACATCCATTGAATATAATGTTGCATATTATGTCGAGGTCATCTTGGTTTCCATAAAAGATATTCTTTCCTTTAAGTAGACAAGCTTGTTTGAACTTACTTACATTAGCTAAGTGTTCAGGTTCTAGGTCTAACGAAACCGTCTCCCCATGCACATTGTGTAGTTTTACTATTCTTATATCATGCTCCTCATTACCATCTTGTATACGTTTAATCATTGTAGGTTCTATAGTAAAGTTACTAACCTGTACTGATATTGCACCACCGTCGGGCGTAAGTACTGCTTTAAAGTAGCAGTTATCGTCTTCTGAAAATAAGTCTGATATTCTGTTCCCTTGAATGATAGTTTCCATCCCGGCTTTCTTCAACATCTGTCCTATATCTCGTTTACCTATCTTAGTTGCCATCGAAAAGTCATTGATGAACTCTGCTTTAAGTATCGGGTTATCGTTTAACTCACGGGCTACATTGTTCCATGCGGCAGGTTCGGCGTAAGCCTTTAGTTCAGCGGGGTCAGCTATGAATGTTGCTGCATTTGCTGGGTACACTGGTAAGTCAACCATTAACTTATTGAACTCTTCTATAGAAGCTTTTGCTCTGAATAAGTGGAAGTTGTTTATATCTTTAATACCATCTGGCATTATCTGAGTGTATATTTTGTCAGGAGCAGTATCGCATACAGCGTCAACGAGTTTCTGTCCTGCGGCGTCATTGTCTTTAGCTATAATAACATAAGGGAATCTATTAATAATCTCTATATATTCTGGCTTCCAAGCGTTAGTACCGGGTATTCCTATACATTTATGTCCAGCTTGAATGAATGTTTGAGCGTCTGTTTCTCCCTCTGTAATGAATAAAGGTTCATCATATTTAGCTTCTGTAATAAGGTGTAATCCGTATGCTGGATTGTTGATTTTATTTGGTATATCTTTAAAGTAGTATTTGTTCTTTCCAGAATACTTAGTTCTAACCTTTAAGGCTATAGCTTTCTGGTCTTCGTTCATAAACTTAATACCAATTCCCTCACTTCTATCATCCCAACCATTAGCTTCTAAACACGCTAGGTCAAGTCCTTTGAAATGTGCAAATTCTGGTAAGTTTACTTCATCAGGTAGTTTAATGTTGAAGTCTTCCATTAACATATTAATAGCTTCATCATCGCTTTTCGCTATCCCTTTGTTTACTAGCATAGTTGGTCCTACACCATGTTTTCCACAAACGAAGCAGTGGTAATCCCAACCTTGCCCTACATTAGTTTTGTCATACAGTATAAATGATGGGTCAGTATCTTTATGGAACGGGCATAATACTTTATGTCTAGCATTGTACTTATCCGTAGCTCCTCCATCCTGTAATATTTCACGAGGGTTAGTTCCTAAATACTTTTCCATAATATCTATCAATGAAATGTCTGTTACTCTACGTTGCATATTATTCGTCCCCCTCTAATGTGTTAGGCGTTGGTTTTCCGGTATTATCAAATGTCATGTTCTCATAATCTAGTCCGGGGAAAATCTTATCATATTTCATCATCTTTCCTCTAAAATGCTGGTTAATTAACGATGAAGCAGACAGTCCAAGTTCAATATAAGCATAATATCTGATAAAGTTCCATACAGATGGTTCTATACTGATAGGTGTTATCCTCTTTTTCTCTCTAAAATGTAATTGTTTTGCCATAAAACTCCTCCTCTTTGGTATTTATATTCATCTTGTATAACCATTATATAGGAAGTTATATAACAAGTCAAGTGTTTTCTTGAAAAAGTTTGACTTTTTTTCTTTTCTACCTTATAATGTACTAAAGAGAACATTTAAACACTAAGGAGGTACCAAAATGCCAAATAATGAGGGAACAGATGTACTTGGGCTACGAGATATGGACGATTTTGTGAATAATAACCACTCAACTGAACAAGTTATAGAGGGTTTCGGTAAATTTATGTCTTTATCTAGCCCATTAGAATACATTGACAAAGGAATAGAAGAGTTTGACCCTGAAACAAGTGGTACAATGACGGAAAATGAGAAAGACCATACAGTTTTATTGAACATTGCTTCATTAGAATGTACTGGACTTAGTAAAAAAGAAGTTGCTAGACAATTAGATATGTCGGTTCATAGTATAGGACAGTATATGAGGAAACCCTCATATAAGGAAGTAAAGAATATGCTTACTAATAGTGTAGTAGATAAAGTTAAGGACATGGTTAGTATGCTAACCTTTAGAGCAGTTGAAGCGATGGGAGAGGGATTATACTCTTCTAATGAAAAGACTAAACTAAAGGCAGCGAGTGAAATTCTCAATAGAGCTGGTATAAATAAAGCGCAAGAGATAAATGTAACAGCTACTAATGGAAACGCGCAAGTATTAACAGAAGCACAGTTGGCTAACCTTATGGGTATAAACCCTAACTCTGATATTGCACGCGCAATAGAAATGAAAGGGGATACTGCCAATGTCAATGAACCAGTTGGAGATAACGGAGAAGAATAATCAATATATAGCTTTAATGAAGAAACTAGCTTGGGACGACTTCTATATATTTACCAAATATGTTGTAGGTAAGGACTTATTAGAAGAAGAACCACATCGAGAAGTTACAGAGTTCCTCACAGCAGGGCTGACACAAAGCGATTTATTAAATCTGCGATGTACTCCTCCATTAAGTGTAGATTCGGTTAAGAATTTAGACGCTAAGTTGAAAAAGCTTCTAATGTTACCTCGTGGTAGTTTCAAATCTACTATAGCAAGTACAGCATTACCTATATGGTTACTTTGGCACAACCCAAACTTACGTATAATGATGGACTGTGCAACTTTAGGAAATGCAAAGAACTACCTAGCCGCTATAAAAGACCTAATAGAAAATAGTCCTATGCTGAAAGCCGTATGTACAGATGATGATGGAAACTACCTATTAGAATGTGACAAGAAAGTTACAGGTTCTTGGACAGAGGGGCAAATCATACTTAAACATAGAACTAAGTTAGGTATGAAAGAGCCATCTATATTCTTATCAGCAGTAGACAACACAGTAACCGGAATGCACCCTGACGTTATAATAATGGATGACTTGGTTTCAGAAGACACCGTTAAAACTGACGTTCAACTAGAAAAAACAAAAGACCACTATAGATTTTCACTATCATTACTAGAGCCCGGAGGATTACAAATAGTAATTGGTACGAGATATCATATGAATGACTTATACTCTGCATTATTAGAATATAGTACATTCAATAAGCTCGTAAGACCCGCCGTCGATAAAGATGGTAAGTTATTCTTCCCAACGAGACTCGGAACTGATAGATTAGCAGAACTTAAACAAGAGCAGGGAAGTTATATATTTAGTTCACAGTATATGTTGAACCCTATAGATGAAGAAACTGCAGTATTTAAGATAAAAGACATAAAATATTATCTAGCACATGAACTTCCTCCTATAGTAGAAAGGTATATATTAGTAGACTTGGCAATTTCTCAAAAAGAAAGCGCAGACTACACAGTTGTAATCTCTGTAGGACTAGATAGAGATAAAAACATATATGTATTAGAATATGATAGAGGAAGATACACTCCATTTGAAGTTAAAGACGCAATATTCCGTGCATTTAGAAAACAATCAGCACGTGGACGCGTAAAAACTGTAGGAGTAGAGACAGTTCAATTCCAAAAGGCGATGATGTACATTTTGAAAGATGAAATGAAAAGAACAGGGTTATATATGCCCTTAACTGAATTAAAACCGGGAAGAGGGTCAAAAGAGGATAGGATAAAAGCCTCACTCCAACCGTTCTTCGGTGCAGGTAGTTTATATATACGTCCAGACCATGAGGAATTGGAAAATGAGCTACTAGAGTTTCCTTTTTCAAAGCATGATGATATCATTGACGCATTGTCGTACATATCATATGTTCTACGTCCGGGTAATGGTAACAAGAAACGAAAAAGTAGAGCGGAAATCTATAAACCTAGAAATTCCGTAACTAACTATTAAGGAGGGAATACAAATGGCAAGAAAGAAAGCTGAGAAATACCGTGACCCTAGAGACTTTGAGGGACGTAAAGATGATTATATTGTACAGAAAGTAGTCGATGATGTTATTGCGAGCGAGAGCTATATCGAGGGCAAAAAAGACGAATGGGAACGCTACTACCAACTTTATCGTAGTTATATTAAAGCAGAAAACAAAAGAACAACAGGGTCAAACCTGTCCATACCTTATATCTTTAGTATAGTAGAAACTATTGTACCTAAGATAGTTATGGGAATGCTAAAGTCTCGTCCGTTCCTAGTGTATAAGCCTGTTAAAGTAGAAGATACGGAAAAAGCTGCAAAGATGACAAGACTTGTAGATTATCAGATGACTAACAAAATGAGCGGAACAGTAAAACTCACAGAAGTTATTAAATCATGTGTAATTTACGGAACAGCTATAAGTAAGCAACCTTGGAAGTTTGAAGAAAAGAAATTTGTAAAACGTAAAACACAAACAGTACCAAACCCTGATACAGGAGATTTAGAAGAAGTAGAAGTTGAAGTATTAATGCAAGGTGTAAAGTATGACGCACCGGATATTGAAAATATCACATTAGAGCAATTCTTTGTAGACCCTTACGGAACTACTATAGATAACTCTGAGTATTGTGGAGACAAATATTTCATGCCACTTCATAAATTAAAAACTGGAGAAGAGCAAGGTAAATATAAGAACATAAATAAGATAAGTCCCGGAAATGAGATACAAGTAGCGACAGGGGCAACAGAAAGATTATCTTCAATTGGTAAAGATGACAAGCCAGCCAAAGACGCAGTAGAGATTATTGAATACTGGACTAATGACTGGAAAATATTAATAGCAAATAGAACTGTATGTATTCAGGCAGAACCTAATCCTTACTACCATAGAGAAAAGCCATATACTAGATGGGTAGACATTCCAGTACCAAATGAGTTTTACGGAATAGGAGACGTAGAAGTTTCAGAAATGTTACAATACGAAATGAATACAGTTAGAAACCAGAGAATAGATAACACATCATTCGCGCTAAACAGAATGTATAAAGTATTAAGAAGTGCAAATATAGAACCAAGTCAACTAATATCTCGTCCTAATGGTTTCATAGAGTTAGATGAAATGAGCGACTTAGAACAGTTAGATATTACAGGCGCAGCAGGAGTAGGGTTCGACGAAGAGCAAGCAATCAAGGCTGATATGAATGATGTAACAGGAGTTCATAATCAAGATAGAGGTGCTCCAACATCGAGAAGAGAAACTGCAACAACTGCAACTATAATGAATGAGGGTAGTACTGAAAGATTTAGTTTCAGAGTTATATTACTTGAAGATGACGCTCTAGCAAAAATGGGTATGCAACTCGCATGGTTAAACAGACAATTCGTAGATACTGATACAGAAATACGTGTAACAGGAGATAATGTTGGAGATACTGACAAAGGTGTAGAAACTGTAACACCAGATGACTTAGATGTTGATTTAGATTTAGTAGCAGTAGGTTCTGCGTCAGACCCATCAGCAAATAAAGAAGTAAGACAAAATCAGCTAATACAAATGTTAAATGTAGCAGCTAATCCAATAAATGCACAATATGTTAATACTCCAGAGTTATTAAAATCAGTATTCTTAGCATTTGACTTGAAAGATGTTGACAAATACATCCAAGAGCCAGCACCAGTAGAACCACCACAACCGGAGATACCGGGAGGTTTAGCTCCACAAGGAGGCGTTCCAATTGGCTAAAGAAAACTCAGCAGCTATCCTACTAACACCTTTAGTTAGTAGGGATGTACAGACAGCAATTACAGCAATGGTAGGTCATGTTGGTTGGCAATACGTAGAAGATTATATAGAAAATCAGACGAATTACTTTACAAACAAGATATTGCATGGTACAATAGATACTATAGAAGAAGTTAGAGTCTATAGAGCAAAGATTGAAACTCTCAAGAAATTGAGAGATACAATATATAAAAACAAGTTAAGCAATTAACGGAGGAGGTTTATTATGTTTGGAGAGTCTAGTATAGTGCCAGATTCAGTATTTACCCCGGAATTAAACGATAGCGGACAAGTAGATGTTGTTGAAAGTACAAACCAAGAAGATGTATCCCCGGAAGACGGACAAGATACGCTACAGGTTGAGGACGAATTACTCGAACAAGAGGAAGTAGTCGGAGATGGCGGAGAACTGCCGGAAGAACCTGCAGGAGAAGAACCATTAGCAGATGAAAGCTCACAGGGAGAAGTAGAACCAGAAGCAGAAGTAATGTACGCAGGAAAATTCAAGTCTGTAGAAGACATGGAAAGCGCGTATTTGAACCTGCAACCAGCATACACAAAACAATCACAAGAATTAAGTGCGATTAGGAAAGCAAGCTTAGTAGTTGAAGCCCCGGAAGAACCCGGACAAGTGAATACCCCAGCTTATGAACCTGACCAATCATCTTTAGGCGTGCAGTATCCCGGAGTAATGGAAAAATTAATAGGCGAAGTAACAGCAGAGGTAAATCAAAGCGTAGTTGCCCCACTGAAAGCTCAACTTGCAATTCAAGAAGATAGAAATAAAGAACTTGCTATGAGTAATACTATAGCACAACTCGCAACTAAATACGACGACTTCAAAGATGTTAGCCCATTATTGAAAGAAGTATTAAATAACGACCCTGATTTATGGAAGTTAGGCGAGACTAAAGCATTAGAGCACGCATATCTAGAATAAAGAATTGAAAGTGTTGAATACTAACAAGGCTGTTGCTAAAAAACAACAACCACAAAAAGTTAGTACAGGAGACGCTATCGTAAATTCAATGTTGAGTATATCGAAGAACCGTTCGCTATTCAACTAAAAAATAGGAGGAATACAATATGTCAGCTATAACAGATACAGCAAGAGGTACCGAAAATGTAATAAGCGAAAGAATTGCCATTAACATGAGTGAGACTATCTCACAACTTCAACCATCAGCTTCTCCATTACTAGTATTAACTAAGAAAATGGGAACTATGAAGTCTACAAACTACAAGTTTGAGTGGATGGAAGATGACTTAATGGTAAGAGACGTAGTATTGGAAGCTGCAACAGACGTTGCAACAACAATAGTAGTTGCTACAGGAGAGGGAGCATTAGTAGCAGTTAATGACCTAATCAAAGTAGTAAGAACTGGAGAGGTTGTTAAAGTAACAGCTATCGCTGGGGACAGTCTTACAGTAATTAGAAGTTACGGAGAAACAGCAAACGCAGCAATTAATCTTGATGATAAAGCAATGGTAGTTGCAAATGCGAATATGCAAGGTGCAGGAGCTCCGGGAGAGAAATATACTAACCCAGTTCCAAACTATAACTACACACAAATCTTTAGAACTCCATTCTCAATCACTAACACTTTAGATAAAACTAAAATGATTGGTGGACAAGAATTAGCTTCATTAAGAAGAAAAGCAGGTATCGAACACGCAAAATCAATCGAATTAGCTTTAATCTTAGGGGAGAGAAATCTTGATACGTCAGGAGCTCAACCAATAACTACTACAAGAGGGGTATTGAAGTTCTTAGCAACTTCTCCAGCAAACGCTACTTATACTGCAGCAGCAGTTACAGAAGTAAACTGGTTAGACTTCTTGCAAGAAGTATTTAGATATGGTTCTAGTACTAAACCAATGTTTACTTCACCAACATTACTTGGTAAGATAAACAGTTGGGCACAAGGTAAATTAGAAATAATGCAATCTAGTGCAGATGGTACTTACGGACTTAACATAACTAAATATATTTCTCCTTTTGGAACAATAATGTTTATAAATCATCCATTACTAGTTGATAGCTATGATGGTTATGGTATAGTATTAGACATGGAAGAAGTGAAGTATAGAGCTTTAATGGAAAGAGACACGAAATTAAAGACTAATATCCAAAATAATGATGAAGACGGTAAAAGAGACGAGTACTTAACAGAAGCAGGATTAGAGTTAAGACAGCCTAAGAAACATGGATTATTCATTATAACAGACTAGTAAAAACTAACTCAGTAGAGGGAGGGGTAATCCCTTTCTCTACTTTTTTATATTAAAAAGGAGGAATACAATATGAAATTTATGTCATACTTAATACAGAACGGAATGGTAGAGGGTGTAAAATTTAATGCAGGACTTTCAGGGGAAGTAACTGATGAAGCGCAAATAAAGGCGTTGAAGCACAGTAGATTTGCTGAAATAGTTAAAGAAAGCACTAAAGCAGAGCAACAAGCTGAAATAGATGTAGCAATGTTTAATGATAATCGTGAAGAAGAGGTTGTAGATATAAAAGCCTTAGAGGATTGTTCTTACAAAGAATTAAAAGCAATATGTAAGAAAGAGGGATACACACAATCTGGTAAAACAGCAGAACTATTAGCTAGAATAATTGAAAAAAGAGCATAAATAAGGAGGTGTTACAATGGCAACACCAAAAGATATGGTAACGCAAGGAAATAGGCTAATAGATGATGAAGTATCTACAGCCAGTTGGTTAGATTGGTATAACGATGGTATAGACGACTTACTTGAAGCTATGAGTATAGAGGCGCAAGAAACTTTAGCAACTCCAGACTCTGCAGGATGGTTTGACCTCCCTGAAAACTTCAAAGGAGAAATACTGATACAAACTGCCGACCAACAAACACTATACCCTGTTGACTTAGGTTCAACTGGATATATAGGATATAAGATATTTGATGGTAAAATACAAGTAACAGGAATGTCACTGGATACTCTTTCAGTGTTTTATTATAAGATACCTGCAAAATTAGCGTCAGACGCTATAGATGTAGTTGTAGATATACCAGACCAATATATAGAACCTATTATATTATATGGTTGTATGAGAGCACTACAAGCAGATGACGAGGGAGAAAGATATTTACAGTTTAGAGCAGATTATAGAGAAGCAAAGAGTCGTGTTTTAAGACAATCGTCTAAGGCAAAGCCTGCAAGAGTAGGGGCATGGGCGGTGGTTAGATAATGGCAGAAGCTTATGAAGATTTCATAGATGGTAACAAGCGATATAAATCTTACCTAGATTTCGCCGGAGGACAAAATGATACTGCTCCACCAGATAATTTAACAGACAGTGAAGCAGAGAAACTTGTCAACGTAAATATAATCCCTCGTGGAGGTATTGAAACTAGGTCAGGAACAGAAAAACTAGCCAATTGGTTTACTACAGCCACTACCAAAATTCAGGCTCTAATAGAATTTAGAAAGACTAATGGCGACTTGAAACGTTTAGCTCTAATAAATAATAACTTAATAGAGCAAACAACCAACACAGTACTAAAAAGCAACTTTGGAGACAGTGTTGATTGGGCGCAGTGGCAAGAAAAACTCTATCTTATAGGTGGAGGAGAGTACTACGAATACGACGGAACTACACTAACAGTAGTCACAAACATAGAACCTGATAGTTTACTAACAAGTATAAAACGATGTAAGTATATAGCTAAACGCGGTAACACAATGTTTGCAGCCGGAGACCCTGACAATCCTAATATTTTATACTATAGCCAAGTCGGAGACCCTACTTATTTTAAGTCAGGAAGTGCTCAGGTTAAGACAATCTCGGATGACGGAGAAATAATATCAGGAATAAGCGAGTACCATGAAGCTATACTAGTATGGAAGCCAAGAAGTGTTTACGCATGGTTTGGTACAATACTTGCAGACGCTGAATTTAGAAGACTTAATGTTTCCACAGGTACCAAAGCGCATAGGACAATACAAGAAGTTGGAAATCATGTATTCTTCTTAGGAGAAGATGGTGTTTACGCATTACTAGGAACTTACAAGGATGTAATAGTATCTAGGAAAATATCAAACAATGTAGACACAAGATTTAAAACTTTACAGCACGCCGATGATTATTATAAAAATTATCCATGTGCAGTATTCAAAGATGGTAAATATATGTTGTCATTTTCAGATGACCCTTTAACTCCCGGAGAAAACAATGTAATGGCGGTATTCCACCATGATGTTTGGGTTCATGTTGGGGGAATAGAGGGAACTAGAAATGAACCATGGACATTCTACGAAGACCTGAACATTTCAGAGTTCTTATACAGTTTAGATGGGAACCTATACATGGGAGGAAGCACAAACACTGATATAACATCGTTTAACGAGGAATTATCAGAAGACCAAGGGGTAGCAATTAGTTACGAAATAGTAAGTAAAGACTATAACTTAGGAGCACCAATCCATGTTAAGAAAATAAAACGTGCTTGGATGATTTTAAGACAATTTGATGACGCAAACACAATAATAGACACAGAATACCATGTAGACTACGAAAAGGTTGAGATACTAGAAACTAGAACAGATGATAGTTTAATCTATGATAATGGTTTTTATGGAATAGACAAGTTTGGTTGGATAGATACATTAACTAGACCTTTCAGAGTAAATAAAAAAGGTAAGAGAATACAGGTAAAAATAACAGGAAGCACAATAGGAAGTAAGATATTACTTTACGGTTTTGCTTTTGAGTATAAGCTTAAAAAACCAAGTAAATCATAGAGGAGGAGTATTATGGCACATATCAGTAGATTACACGAAAATGATATACAAGATGGAAAAGTAGCATTTGCTGCCAATATAAATGCAGAACTTGACCAATTAGTAAATAAAGCTAATGGTTTAGATGATAGTGTAGAAGACCATACAACTCGTATAACTACACTAGAGACTAAAGATACATCTAATGATGTAATATTAGCCGACCACGAGAGTAGAATAACAGCCGAAGAAGCAGCAACAGTTCTCTTACAGGGACAGATAGATACTAACGACACTGAAATACTAGCATTACAGGGGTTTGAAACTTCACAAGGTATATTTAATGGTAGAACAGACAATCCTCACGCAGTTACAGCTACACAAGTTGGTGCATATTCTAAAACAGAGGTACAGACACCCGGATTAGCAATCATAGACTTTGGAAACTTAGTTAATGTACCTACATTTGGAGACGACCAATGGAAGACACCAGTAGCTGATAGAGCTTCTTTGCCTCTTACTGGTAACACAGTAGGGGATGTAAGGACAGTTTTAGACGATGGCGACGGAAAGCAAGCAGTATATGTTTGTCAAGCTTTAACAGGCGACGTAGACGCTCAATGGGCAAAGATAGCAGATGTTGATTATCAATCAGAAGAAGCTACGCGTATCGCACAGGAAAATGCCAGAGTTATAGCAGAAAATGGAAGAGTTGTAGCCGAAGATGGAAGAGTTGTTGTAGAAGCTACTAGAGTTTCTGCAGAAATAATTAGAGAATCTAACGAAACAGTTAGAATAGCTAATGAAAATACTAGATTAACAAACGAGACAACTAGAGTATCAAATGAGTCAACTAGAATAACTACAGAAGCTGCAAGAGTATCTGCAGAAAGCACTAGAGACGCTAACGAAGTAATAAGAGAAGCTAATGAAGTAACAAGAGAAGCTAATGAAGTAAATAGAGAAGACGCTATAAATGACTTAACTGCACAAGGAGACTGGAACGCTGGTACAGTATACGCTAAAAACAATACAGTATTGTATGTAGATGGTTCAGGGTATATGGCTATAATAGATTCTCCAGCAGGAATTGTTCCTACAAACCCTACTTATTGGAAGAAAATAGCTTCAAAAGGAGTAGACGGTACTGGTGCAGGAGATATGCTAGCAGCAGACTACGACCCTACGAATAAAGTAGCAGACGCTTTCGACTTAACTAATATGGGCGGGGAATACTTAGATTTTAACATTAATCCCGGAGTTATAACACATCAAGCGGGACGTATGCATTATAATAAGGATGAATTAACTGTTGAAGTTGGTACTGGAGTTTCAGATGTAAATATTCAACTTGGGCAAGAACAAGTTATGTTGTTCTATAATAACACTGGCTTAACGATACCTAATGGTGCAGTACTACATCCTGTAGGTGGCGCAATAGTTAATGGTAGCGTAGTGCCTACCGTAGAACTGGCTGACGCTAGATATTGGGAGAAAGTACAAGGAACAATAATACTAGCCACAAGTGACGTACCAGACAGCACACTAGGGTTCGCTACAAAATTTGGTAAAGTCAGGAGCGTTGATACTACTCCATGGAGCGCAGGTAGTCAGCTATGGGTATCTGAAACACCGGGAGAATTAACAGATGTTAAGCCTGTGTACCCAGCTTACGCTGTATCAATGGGAGGTAATTTAGACTCACAAGTTAGTGGTAATATATTTGTTTCTATAACACAAACTGTACAGGATACATTCCACGACTCGTGGGACGGTGCGATAAGAGAAACACTTAAGTTTGTAACAGCAAGTGATGGGGCAACTATTACTGGTTCACTAACAAACCAAGACCACCCAACTTCTGATTTAACTATATTCTTTAGTGATGGGTTCCATACATTTG